CTGACACTTTGGCTGTATCGATCATCGGAGGGGGTTTCGGTTTGCCTGCTCCTGCTCCTGCTCCAGGAGCGGCGCCTGCCATGCCCAAAAACTCTCGCAATTCTTTCAAGGCTTGTGAGGCCCACGAGAGCATGTTCGTGAACAGTTCCGTAATGTATTGGATGGCAGGGGCCACGAGTGCCCCCAGGTTGCCTGCAAAGAATTTCCAGGCCATGTTCAGATCATCGATGGCATCATCCATCTGAGTGAGCACGTGGATCTGATCCGCACTGAGCTGGCCCATCTTCCTGGCTTTCTCAGCGGCCTCGTCCAGGGCCTTGGCCCCGTCCTTCATGGCAGGAATCCAGGCCAGCCCAGACTTGCCCAGCAACTGGCCCACGATGGCGGCTTTCTCGGTGCCGTCAGCCAGCTTGCCCACAGAATTGAATATCTTTCGCAGCAGATCGTCGGTGTCCGTCACTTTCGTAATATCAATGCCCAGCTGTCTGAAGCGGTCGGCCGCTTCTCCTGTGCCCTTCTGGGCATCTTCCATATTGGCCGAGAGCTTGCGCATCATGGCCGTCATATCCTGGCCAGAGAGCCCGACCCGATTCATGGCCACTTCATAGCCCTGCAGGGTATCGGTACTGATCCCCGTGATTTGCGAGAGCTGGTCTAATTCCTCAGCCGCCTTCCCTGCTTGAATCGTCATATAGACCGCTGCAGAGGCGGCTGCAATGAAGGCCCCGGCCATGATCTTCCCAGCAGCCTGCAGGCCTTTGCTGGCTTTGGTGCCACCATCATTGATCTGGCCGAGGGCTTTCGTCAGCTCACTGGCATCAGCCGCGATTTTGACAACGAGAGAGCCTATGTCAGCCATGGCTTATTTCTTCTTCTTCTGTTGGGCTTGAATGCCCCTGAAGAAATCCACGAGGGATTGCGTGGACGGAGCAGGATCTGTGGCCTTCGTCCTGAACTGGGGCAGGAAATCCTGAATGCGAAATTTCTTGCCCTTGGCGGCATTGGCATTGGCCACTGTGCTGGCAATCGTCGCAGCTTGGACATCGCTGCGAAATGGCCCAAACGGATTGAGTTGATAATAGGCCACCCAGTCAGCAAATTCATTGGCACTCATCACCTCTTGCCATTCCGCAATGGTGCGCCCTCCCAACGACAACGCAATCAGGTGCCAGAACTGTCGTTCGGGGCGCTGCTGGAGTTTTTTATGCGGTCTTCAATATCCTTGGGCCGCATGCCTGAGAGTTTCTGGGCCACGTCAAAGAGCCTGTCCAGGATGGCCCCGTTTTTTTTCTCCCAATAATTCAATGTCTTTTTGATTGAACTGCAGCTGGCCTTGAGCATCACAGATGGACACGGCCAGCAAGGCGGCTCGTGTGTTGGCATGGACCAGTTCCGCCTTGCCGTTGACCATGCGAAAGCGTGAGGCCTCAAACTGGTCCCTGGCTTTCCCTGTGAGATTTCGCACGTACACCGTGCCGCCCCATTCAGGGACGTCCACAGGTTCGATTTGCTGGTCCATGGCTGCCAGGATCTGGTCGCGCGTCAGTCCTGCATGGCCATTTGATTCTGGTTGCATGTTCTCCTGCTCCTTTTCAGTTAGACCACTTCAATCGTGACCGCGCCGCTGATTTTAATCGTCAGCGTGGCACTCTGCACATCGTCCGTAGGAAACTCCATCGGGAAGGCCGTCACGTAGCCTGTAAACGTAATCTCGGCATGCTCTGGCGTGGCCTCGGCTGAGGGGATGGTGATGATTTGAAAATCACGTTTCACGCGATCGTTCAAATCCTCCCAGAGGGCCACGTGTGATGTATCGCCTGGCACCCAGTTCAGCTCAGCTTCAATGGTCCCCCCGTCAATCAGGCTGGGAATAAATTCACGAAAATTCCCATCAGCCGCTGAACTGTGCGTGGTGACATCGATGGTGGACACTTCTGTCGATGGCCCTGAAATGCTTTTGACTTCTCCCAGTGTCACATAGGCCGGCGTGGCGGCTCCTGCATCAGCTGTACTCCTCTTGAGCAGGGTTCCATAGGCTGGGATGGCTTTGCTTGGCATGGTCATTCCTCCTGGTTATTGCGCCCTCGGATCAGTGCGCAGATGCTCATAATCAATCGGAAACCGCATCCCCCGAGCCAGGTGCGGTGTGGTCTCGTTAATCACTCCGGACTCGG